AACGAGTTGACTACCAGTCTACCATATGGTAGACTGGTAGTCGTATTTTATGTTTTAAAGTGTTGATCGTATATGCATACCTAAGAAGTATTGTTTCAATGTGTTAGTCGATGTTACAGAGGTACTATATTGGTTAACCTCTGCTTGACTAGCTACACCATCTTGGAATAGTTTATCGTTCAGTGCTTTAGCAGCCCCTTGGTCACCACCTCTTATCTTAGCTAGTTCTAGAACACTGTCTTTCATATTCATAGCTAACATGGTTTGTTGTTCTGGGAATGTTATCTTACCAGATTTAGACTTACCAGCTACTTGCCCAGTTAATGTATCTATAGATAGATTATGTTCTGGTATACTTATCTTCTTACTTAGTAGTTGCTGTGCTTTCCTTATAGGTAGCATCATAACTAACATCTCATTAGGTGTTAAATAGTCTGAGTAATCTTGTTGTCCAGTAGTCTTAACTCTTTCGAAGAACTTTAACCCTATCTTCTTACCTACAGATACGTTATTCTCAAAGCTTACCCTTATCTTACCATCATTAGGTATAACAACTGAAAGATGTATATCACCATTGTTAAGTCTAACCATGAAGTTATCAAATTCTTTATCGTTCATGCTATCAAATAGAGTCTTGTAGAGTTCTACATTTTCATTACCAGATACAACTTCTCCTACATATTTAAGAATGTAGTCTTGTACTTGTTTTCTTTTAGGAGTCATAATCTTCTTCCTTATTATAAATTCATCACCCATATGGCTATAGCAAGCCATATGGGTAAATGTTATTGTTCTTGTTGTTTCTTAAGTTCTTCTATCTTTTGTCTTCTAGCTTCTAATACATAAGCATCTTTAGCTATGAAGAAATCGAATATACGTTTCTCTAAAATGAATGGTAAAACATCACGTACCAGTGCTGTAAACCATTGTTGATGTGTACCATCTTTCTTAATGTATCTTATAGTAGTAAGTATACCTTCTACTTCTACATACCCTCTAAATCTTACTAATAGGTTAGTAAAGTATCTAGAGATGACTACTCTTTGTAAAAGACTATGTTTTCCATTAGCAAATGATATACCACCATCCAAGTTAAAATAGGTAGCTGCATCTTCTCCAATGGTTTTAAATATAACTCTCGTTACTTCTTTAACAAGGTCTACATCATCAGTTGGTTTTGTTAATAGCTCTTCAGGTAGTAGCTGTTTTTCAATCTTAAACTTATCAGTTCCAATATCCTTAATAGACTCTTCAACTCTTTCGATATTCTTCATATCTATGTTATTAAGAGCTTCATAGGCTTTTAGACTAGGTTCTGTTCCGGTCTTAGCAAAAGCTTGTTCTAAAGCATCTATAACAGGTTGTTTCACATCCGTACTCATTCTTTATCCTCTTAAACTCAAATGCAATCTTATAGGGTCATCCCTCTTAACATATGCTAAAGCATAGTTAGTCTTTTCTTCTATCTTATCTATACCAATGATGTCGAACAATAACGCACCAGCGAATAAAGCAGCTCCATCTTCAGTAGCTGCTTTTACATTCTCATACTTAGTAGTTAAGTCTTTCTTATGTTCAAATACAACATCATAGTTAGGAAGAGTAGAATCTTTTTTCTTCTTACTCATAGTTAAAACTCCATATTAACTTAAGCAGCTTTGTTATCTGCTTTAGCTTCTTTCTTCAAAGGCTTTAAATCTTTCTTGTCATACCACCAAGGATGATATAGGCCTTTTCTCATCTTAAGTAGGTCTACTGCACATAAATAGGGAACTGGATGTTCATATTGATTAGGAACCCAATAGCTTCTTGTATCTAATAACTTATCCCAATCATATCCCATTTCTTTTAAATCCTGGTATAGTTCAGCAGGTGAACACCATGCCTCTGTAGACATAATAGGTTTATGATATTGAGATAGCTGTAATAGTTCGGCTGTAAGCTGGACAGCTCTTCTTAACTTACTATCGTTATCTAGTTTACTTCTTACAGTAGTTCTTGATAAACTTACCTCAGGTCTTAAGTCTAAAGAATAACTTCTGTCATTACCACTTATGCCCCAACCTGGAGTATTGCTCTTATTAGTTCTTAATAGATGGAACTCTGTTAAACTTGGAAGAACACCTTCAGATTGTGAAATCAATACTTCTATATCTATACCAGATGCACCTGCTTTATTCCTTAGAGCTGTTAATGTTACTTTATTAAGGTCACATTTGAACAAGTCTTCACTATTTCTAGGATATTCTGGAGCTTTAGTTCCTTGGTTATAGAACGCACTACCAGTGTGAGCTTGGTATGCTACGTTAGTAAAGAATGTAAAGTTACTACCAGTTCCTTTAATAGTATCACCTGCTTTAAGATGTTGTAACTTCTTAGATTCTTCTAGCCAAGGTTTAGTTTCCATATTAACCTTACCACCAGTATGAGCTGTCATAGTTACATATGTTCCACTAGCTGTACATAAAGCTGGTAGTCTAGAAACAAACTTAGTTTTGAACAATCCTTGTTTCATAGCATAAGTATTAGTATCCTTACTATCTAAGTCACCTGATAACATATCAGATACACTATCTGCTTCTAGAGCAGTTAGACTATCAACTTCTACAAAGGTAGGAACTGGTATCTCTAAAGGTTTCTTAGTATAAGGGTCTAACATACACTCTATCTTAATGTAAGACTTCTTATCCTTAGCTTTTTCTTCCATATACTTAAAGAAGTCAGCTGCCCATAAGTTATCGGATTGTTGTGTGCTATCAGTTACTACCCAACTAGGAGTTTCTCCTGTAACTGGATGTTCTCCGAATACTTTAAATGGTTTAGCCAATGCTTCTAATCTATCTAGAGACACGTTCATTTCAGTATCTCTTGTTAATATGTAAGTATCAGTAGCTTCTTTTATACATCTAGCAGCTGATAAACTAAGATAGTGGATAAGAGTAGATTTAAAGTTATTACCAGCACCTACAATTCCTACTACCTGACCTAATCCACCATTGTAAATAGTTTCTCCTCTAGCTCCAGGTATGAGACTACAAGACGGTATATCTAAACAACAACCTACGTTGATGTAAACTTTAGGTTTAACTCTATTATCCATGGCAAAATTAAAAGATACACTCATATCTTATATTTCTCCTTATTTATAAATATCTCTTACTCATAAGATGCTTCCTAGCTTATAAGCTAATACATTATGTGAAATCCAGCTTAATAATATAAGGACTTGTAGAAATGAAAACTATTTATAAAGATTATACTATAGCTCATAAGCTTACTCCTAATCTAGATTATGTAGTAGACTCTATAGTTGCTAACCAAGAAGATTTTGGATCCTTTATGCTTAATGCTTCCAAGTTCTTCGTTAGTAAGTTTGAAGCACTTAAAGGTGTTTTCAATATAGGTGGTAAAGTAACGCAGAAAGAGTTGTCTAAAGGAACGCAGAATATCCTTAGGGATCTTAATAAAGAAGATAGGTTAGTGGATAGAATAGCAGATGCTCCTGGTTCTAAATACTTAGCGGTGTCTAAAGTACTTATTCCATATATTCCTGGAGTTAGAGTAGATTACTATAATCTAGTTACTGGTATTAAACCACATGCTCTTTCCATATCTGCAGATATAGTAGGTATTCTAGAAGAATTAGATACTTACTTTAGTAAACTAGCAGGAGATGATGAATTTAGAACATCTTTAACACCTGAGAAAGATCTAATGGCTAAGATAGATAAGTTACAACAAGAACTTGATAAGTATCTAGTAGACATTATGAATGGTAAGATTATGGAAGATCATAGAGAACTAGGTGATGTTATTCCTAACTTCACATCTCTTAAGATTTGCCATAACACTTTAAAAGAAATCATCTCTGTAAGAGACTTTGATAAATTAGCAACTATTCAAGATCTATCTGCTAAGATAGGAAGCAGGGCAACTGATTTCTATAAGATGGTTAACAATGGTTCTGTAGCTGTTAGTAAGGTAAGATTGAAGGAAATTAAAGAGATACTACCTACAGGAGCTAAACTAGTAACGGATACTGTTGCTGTAGCTAGATTGGTAGATGCCTCTATAAGAATCCATAGAGCTTTGATAGCTAAGTTAGAAAGTATAGTTTAATTTATTATTGTATGCAGAACATTAGAGTCTCCAATATTTAGTGTTTTGTAACTGTCAAAATCTTCTTTAAAGCATAGAGTACAACCGACGGGTTGTACTCTTCTTTTTATCTCTTAACAGTTTAAATGCTAGTAATTCTACATAAACTTTTCATTTTTTGATTCCTTAATAAAATGTGATTTGGGTTTTGCCATAAGCCAATAGAATACAGAATTACTAGTTACCTCCTTTTCGGACAAGGTATTCCTTCTCAATTCGTATGCCTTGTCCCATAATTATAATGAACATTTTTATAATGTATCT